GTCCCTCCTCCTCCTTCTTCAACATGACGCCCCCGTCATGTTTCTTTTCTCTCCGCCACAAAGCTCGAGGAACCATGTTAGTTCCTTTGAAACGGAATCCGAGACTTTTCAATGTTTGCTTTGAAGTCCGGATAACCTTTTCAAAGTGCCTCAAGGCAGCTTTGTGTACGGCTTTCCCCCTGCTCCCTCTCCTGAACGAAAATCCCCGAACTAATGACTGCACAGCTTCAGCCACAGATCGGGGATCTCTCGTACTCAGGGCACCACATCGCACGAAAGGTATCATAACCAGGTTTCGTGTGAAGTATGTTGAATTGATCGTGAGGAACGAAGACGTGTACGACGTCTTTTTCTCGTTCAACTCAAGACCAAGTTGTGGTACCAGAGTACGGTATTTTTGTTCCCATTTCTCCGAGCACTGCACAACCAAGTCATCACCATTGATTAACTTGGCTGGAGTCTCACCGACGAGTCTGCTGACATACTCTGAAGAGATATGATTCTGCAGGCAAAGGAGAGGAAAAGATAGAAGGTTTCCCATGAGTTGCCCCCGGGAAACCTCAAAACTATCAATTACCTCACCCTTGGCCTCAGGATCAAGAGACTTCTCAACAAGAGTGACCGTCGGACGGAGGCTTTTTCGGGCCTCGGAAAAAAGGGGGGAGAGGGAGGAGGGAGAAAGGAAGGCAAGTTCATCTATGATGGCTTCAGCCACCTCGGTAGGAATGTTGTCGGTCGCTGATACGAAATCAGCCGACAACCATCTTTCTCGTGGTCTAAAACCGGCCCGGTCCAGCCTGGACGGGGTAGGTTCACCACGGAGAAGCCAATCTTCTTCCGAGAGGCGGTCATAGATGACCTTGTGTAGGGGGCGTAGGAGGAGGTAGCTATGGTGGTTCTTAACCAGAGCTCTGGGTTTACCGGCATCGCCGGCAATCATAAACTCTGGTTCATGGACAACATCTGGCGAATTGACAGACGAGCAGTACTCGTCACGATGTCCATGCCAGGATGCGTAAGAACCCCCACAGCAGCGAGGGGCGGTGGTAGTGGATTTGAGGGGGGGGACCGTATTCCTCGCCTGCCTCTCTATTCTCTTGGGCTTAATACCTCGAGGAAAGAGTTCCCTCACGACTTCACGGGCAAAGGTTAAATAACCTTCCGGAAGCTCACGAGGGCCGGCAGTCAGGACCTTCTTAAGGTCGCTGTATAGTGAATCACCCATACAATCGCAACTGGTAGGAAGCGATTTGGTGATTGAGGACACTGCAGCGGCCAAAGAAAGGGAGTCTTCAAGACTCAGGACGGAGAAGAAGTGTTCGCCTTGGAGTGTGGCGATAAGCGGAGCGGAAAGGTGCAGTTTTATCTGTTTCATTTTTTCCTTACAAGAAGATCCCTTTAGGGCCTTGTAACTAGGAAAAAAGAGGCGGTGGTTCTTTCGTGAGAGAGGACCGACCGGCAGATAAATTGCACGGAGGAAGAGGAGGCCAGACTTCGTGGCGCTGGTAGCCATGTGTTGGAACCCTGTGCAGGCTCCGGGTGCTTTTTGGGCACCAGTTTGTACGTTCTTGTCAGATGATTCAATCATA